GTAAATATTACAAAAGTACTTTCTTCTGCAAGCTCTTCTTTCAATGCATCTGATGAAGTAAAGGGTGTAATAAACGCATCTGTACAACTAAGTACCTTACCGTTAGTTACTGTGGGTAGAGGTTCTATAACACTGTCTACAGATGGATTTAACTTTGAAGAGTTTAAGAATGCTTATGACAGAGCAAGAACTGTTTATATTTCGAGGGCTGCTTAATGTCAAGTACATCTGATGAAAGAACTGTTGTTATAGTAGAAGAACTTAGAACAGTATTCGTAGAAAAAGATGATACACCTTTTGATAGGTATATCTACATTACTAAGTAAAGGATCATAAAATGGCGTTTAGATGGCCTAACAAAGACCCAGATGAAACACTTGACTATAGTGTTGATTGGTCACGTTTTCTAGGTGATAAAACAATATCAAGCGTTCAATGGTTTCTTAGAGATGAGAACCGTGTTATGCAAGAGATCACGGCTGGGCAAACTCTGAATAATATAACTATTACGTCTACGACTAATACTGATACAGTTGCGACAATATATATTGCTGGTGGACTAAACAATGTTGACTATAAGTTTACCTGTCGTATAACTAACAACTTAGCTAATACTGTAGAGAGATCTATTAAAATAAGAATGCGGGAACAGTAATATGGCATACGACTTTTTAGGGATAGTTAACGACATAAACAGAAGGTCTAATGAGGTAGAGCTTACAACAGCTAACTTTGATACAGTTACTGGTTATTACTCCGCTATTAAGGACTCTGTTAACTCATCAATTAACTTTATAAATCAACACGAATATGAGTGGCCTTTTAATCACTCTGAGGAAGAAGAGACACTTACAGCTAACATTGTTAGGTATTCCACTCCCGGGGATGCTAAGACTGTTGATTGGGATAGCTTTAGAATAGCGAGAAGTGCTACATTGGGTAATGAAACAGTTAAATTAAAATTGATTTCATACGAAGAATATCTTGACAAATACGCAGATTACGAGTATAACTCTGAGTTAAAAGGTATGCCACGTTATGTGTTTCAAACACCTAGTAGAGAGTATGGGTTAGTACCTGCTCCAGACAAAGCTTACACTATCTTTTATGAGTATTACAGACTACCTGTCGATTTAGTTAACTCTACTGATGTACCTTCTTTACCAGAGTACTTTAGACACGTTATTGTAGACGGTGCTATGTACTACTTGTTTATGTTTAAGGGTGATATGCAAGCAGCTAATGCCTTACAACAAAAGTTCCTTATGGGTATTAAACATTTAAGAAGTACTTTTATAAACAGAACAAACTACGTAAGAGACACTAGAGTACATTACTAATGGCTATACAGTATCAAACATTTCCTATAGAATTTAAAGGGGGTCTTATTTCAAACCTAAGCCCTCTTCAACAGGGTGTGAATGCTGTAGGATCAGCCTCTATTTTAGAGAACTTTGAACCATCTACAAGTGGGGGGTACTCTAAAGTAAAAGGTTTTACTAAGTTTGATACAACAGTTTTACCGGGGTCAGGGGATGTTTTACTTACTAAGGTATTAGGTCTTAACTTTGTTTTAGCGGCTAGGGCTGATGGTGGTGTTACTAAATACTACGAAAGTCAAGGAAGTGGGTGGACTTTAAGAGGAACCGCTGCTTCTTTAGGCCAAAGAGTTCGTTTTGTTGATGTCACATTGGGCGGTAAAAAGAAAACTATATTAGTGGATGGAGTTAACTTTCCATCTATTTATAATGACACTGATGACACCTTTACTTTTTTATCAGCTTCTAACTCTCCAGACATTGCTGCATCATCAGATACAGAGTTCTTTAAAAATCATTTTTTCTTTGCTAGTGGTGCTAACCTTGTATTCAGCGCCCCCTTTGATGAAACAGATTTTTCTGCAGCTAATGGTGCTGGTAGCCTTTCTCTAGGTTCTGAAATAGAGGGCTTAAAAGTATTTAGAGATCAGCTTATAATTTTTACTAAAAGGTCTATACATAAGCTTGTCGGTAATAGTGTTTCAGATTTTAATTTATCTCCTATAACACTGGATATTGGTTGTACTGCAAAAGAGACTATTCAAGAAGTTGGTGGAGATATTATGTACCTATCCTCTGATGGGATTAGGTTATTATCTGCTACTGATAGAATTGGTGATTTCGGTTTAGCTGTTGCATCTGCCCCTATTAAAAAAGATACAGAGTATTTTCTAAAACTTGCTAATAATTTTTCCTCTTTAGTTATAAGGGAAAAAGCCCAGTATAGAATATTTGGTTATAACGCAGCTACTCCCTCAGACTTATCACCCGGACTACTTGCAACAAAGTTTTCCGCTCAAGGCGCAGACTCTATAGCTTGGGCTACATTAAGGGGGATGAAGGTAAACGTATCTGACAGCCAAATTACTGGAAACTCTGAAACTATCGTATTTGGTAATGACTCAGGATACGTTTATAAGATGGAGTTTGGATCTAGTTTTGACTCTGAAAACATAAGGTGTGTTTATGAATCTCCTTATATGCCCATTCAAGATCCTCAAATAAGAAAAACTTTTTACAGAGTTACTACCTATGTAGAACCCACAGCCGTACTTAGTTTAGATATAAACTTATCATATGATTTTGCTGGTCAAGGAAAAGGTACTACGATTGATCCCCCTACAAGCACTCTTGTAAGTACGGCGGGTGCAGTATCTTTATATGGCGCTCCGACTTCTATTTACAATACATCTACCTATGGTAGTTTTGCTGACAGGATTTATGAAACATTTGCGCTAGGTAGTGGTAAGACGGTTTCAATTAGGTATGAAGATGACTCTACTAACCCAACATTTAAATTAGACACTGCAGTGTTAGAATTTAGAACTAACGAAAGACAGTAAGGACAAACTAAAATGGCAGGATATACAAGACAAGATACTACAGGTCAGATAGCTAATGGTGAAGCTATTGATGCTGATGACATTAACGCTGAGTTTATCGCTCTTCAAACTGCTTTCACTGGTGCATCTGGTCATAATCACGATCCTAGTTCTTCTGACTCAGGAGCGCCTATTGAGAAGGTTGGCCCTGCAGGACAAATTACGGTAAACTCAACTCAAGTGTTACCTAATGGTGATAACACTATAGATCTTGGTGGTTCAACGTCTAGTGCCAGATTTAAAAATGGTAGATTTGGCTCTACTGTCTCAGCGGCTACTCTTGATGGGGATACTGTAGTAGCTGGTAGTAGTGGTTATATGACCCTTACAGATAATGAGTTAGATGTTTCATCAGGTAACCTTCTTGTAGATGTCGCTGGTGATATAACATTAGATGTAGCTGGCGGTAACATTCTTCTAAAAGATGCAGGTTCTGACTTTGGTAGTTTAAATAATGCATCTGGCAATATGACTATCAGATCTGGTACTACAGATGCGGTGGTATTTAGTGATGCTAATGCTGACTTTCAAGGTACTCTAGATGTAACACTTGCTGCAACTTTAGATAACGATTTAACTGTTGCTGGTAATGTATCTTTTAGCAATGCTACTAATACTGGTTTGTTTGCTGTAACTCCCCCCTCTACTTTTACAGGTACAGTGACAGGTAACGGTGGTTTCTCAGGATTACTAACAGGTAACGTAAACGGTGACGTATTAGCTACAGATGGAACCGTAGTTCTTCAGAATGGTACAGATGGGTCAGATGCTGCACTAACTGGTACAGTCTCAAGTCTATCTAATCACGACACTGATGATTTATCAGAAGGTTCTACTAATCTTTACTATACGTCTACTAGGGCAGATACTGCAGCAAAAGGTGCTATCTCTGTTACGGACTCTGGTGGTGACGGTTCTTTAGCTTATGACAGTAGTACAGGTGCTATTACTTACACTGGGCCAAGTGCTACAGATACTAGAGCGCATTTCAGTGGTGGAACTGGTGTATCTATTACTGATGGAGAGGTTTCGATTGGTCAGGCAGTAAGTACAACTGATGATGTAACTTTTAATAATCTCACATTAGACGGTGATCTTACTGTAGGTGGTACTACAACAACAGTGAACAGTACAACTGTAACTGTAGCTGATCCTATTTTTACACTAGGTGGTGATACCGCACCTACTGCAGATGATAACAAAGATCGTGGTATTGAGTTTAACTGGCATAATGGAACCGATGCTAAACTAGGTTTCTTTGGTTTCGATGATAGTGAAGGTAAATTTACCTTTATACCAGATGCAACAAACAGTAGTGAAGTTTTTACTGGTACTGCAGGTACTGTTGTCGCCTCTACTTTCGAAGGAGATTTGACCGGGGATGTAACTGGAACAGTTAGTGATTTAAGTAATCAGGACACTGATAGTTTATCAGAAGGCTCTAGTAATCTTTATTTTACAGACGATAGAGTTACAACTCCAGCTAGAGAGGCTTTATCAGCTAGTGGCGGTATATCTTATAATAGTTCTACTGGTGCTTTTTCCACTGACCCTAACTCAACCGTACAAGCCTCTAAACTTGACTTAGGCACTTGGGAAATTCAACAGTCAGGAACTTCTCTAAAATTTCTTACTGGTGGCACCTGTAGGATGCAACTAGATTCTAATGGTAACCTTACTGTAGAAGGCAATATAACTGCTTATGGCGCTCTAACACCTTAAAGGACTAAGTAATGGCATTACCTTCATCAGGAGCTATCTCTCTTAATCAGATGCACGTAGAGGCAGCTGGGTCAGGTGTAAGTGGAACTACTGTTTCACTTAATGATTCTGATATAAGAGGTTTAATTAGTAAAGGTTCTGCAACAGGTATGAACTTTGCTGAATGGTATGGTAGTAACTCAGTTGAGTCTGTCTCCTTCGATGTAATCGGCGGTGGTGGCGGCGGCGGTGGCGGTATGCATAACGGCGGCAACACTGGGGGTCTAGTTGACGGTGGTAATGGCGGTAACAGTAGTTTTACTATTACTCACTCAGGTACCACTCTTTTAGGAAGAACTTCTACTGGTGCCACAGGTGGCGCTGCAAGCTCTCTCAACCATAGCGGTGATAGTAGTGGTGAGGCTAGTGCATTTGGTGCTGGTGGCGCTGACTCCAATAAGCAACAAAACGGATTTGCTGCTCCTGCAACATCGTATGGCGCAGGTGGCGGTGGCGGTGGAGGCCGTAGACAAACAAACTTCTTTGGTTCAGTATACAACACAGACCCCGCTGGTGCTGGGGGTTCTGCGGCAGACAGAAATCAAGGTACTTCCTCAGTTAATATCTATACAGGATCAGTATTAACTATTGTAGTAGGCGCTAAAGGTACTGGTGGTGTTGATCCCAACGGTGGTACAACTGGTGCTAATGGTGCTACTGGAAGAGTT